GGTGTGTTCCGTGGCGTTCGCAAATGCGTCCGCGCTGTCGAGCCGCGCGGCCCTTTTGCGATTGGCGTGGACATCGGACGCGACGAGGACTACACCGCGGTCGCAGTGTTTGATATTAGCCAATCGGCCATCCTTCATGTCGCACGCTGGAGACACGAAGATTACACGCGCACCGTCCAGCGCATCGTGCAGATCGCGCGCGAGTACCAGGCTACAGAGGTCGTCGTAGAACAGAATGCTGCTGGCGCGCCGGTCGTTGATTACCTTGCAACGCAGAACATCCCTGTTTTAGGCGTGACAACCACGGCCAGCACGAAGCGCGCGATCATCGAGCGACTGGCGTGGGCGATTGAGAGCGGCGAGATTGCTCTGCCAGATGATGACTACGTCCTAACAGAGCTTGAGCAGTTCTCGCAGCGCAGACGCAAGGATGGTACGTACGAGTACAGCGCGCCGGCAGGAATGCACGACGACTGCGTAATGGCCATCGCGTGGGTGTATTCGCGCGCTGCCGGCAGAAGCGGCGCACTCGCAGATGCGATATGGTGACCATCAAGACGGCATACGGCACGACAAAGGCAATTGACGCCGTGGGCTATGTGACACGCCCACATGTGCAGTCGCTTCACGCCTACGTCATGCGCTGCATCACTCTGCGCGCTAATGCCGTCGCTTCGCTGTCTTTCATGCGTGGCGAAGAGCTAGCGCCGTTCCCGGCGCGCTTGTACTACTTGTGTGAAGCGTCGCTGTGCGTTTCTGGTGCATTCTGGATTGATCGCGTGACCATGCGCGTTCTCAATCCAACTGCGATGCGCGTTGAAGGGGATGCAATGAGGGGAATCACCGCTCACATCTGGCAGAGCGGCCATTTCACGCGCCGCTACCAGCCAGATCAGGTGATCTATGCGCACACCTGGTCGCCGACGAGCGACATCGGTCCAGGGCTTGCGCCGCTGAAGGTTGCCGAGACCAGCGCAGCTACCGCGTTGGCTGCCGAGCAATTCACGCGCGCGTTCTTCGAGCAGGGCGCGCTGCCGCCGCTCATTATCACGCCAGAAGAAGGCGCGCTGACCGACGCAGACGCCGAAGCCCTGCGCACGACGTGGCAGCGTCTCACGTCTGGCGTACGCAATGCATGGCGCGCGCTGGTGCTCCGGCGCAACATGCAAATCAAGCCGCTGGACATTCCAGCGCTCGACAAGCTCGCCATGTCGCAGGTTGACGAGATGGCGTTAAGGCGCATCAGTGCTGCTTTTGGCGTGCCGGTCACGATGTTGACCGACGCCGCAAACTACGCCACCGCCGCCGAGCATCGCATTTCCTTCTGGCGTGACACCGTGCTGCCGGATGCCGAGCTAATCGCAGAAGCGCTGGGGCTGACGATCAACTACGACGACATCGAGGCGTTGGCTGAAGACGTGGGCGCACAGCGCAAGAGCGTGATTGACCTGTACCAGGCCGGCCTTGTCTCGCGCGACGAAGCGCGCCAGATGCTTGGCTTCGAGATCGAGCAGCCGGTTGACGTTGCGACGCAATCTGCGTTGCGCGAACTCGACCAGTGGCGGCGCAAAAGTGAGTCGCGCAAGACGATGCTCGCTGACTTCTCCCCGCGCGACCTGCCGGATACGTGGGTTCGCGCGGTTAGGTCGCTCGCCGACCTTGGTTGCTCGCCGTTCGCTTTTGCGCGCTTCATCGAAGCGAAGGCGCGCCGCGTCGACCCGCCGCTTGACCGCGAACGCGAGGAACTTGCTGTGCAGATGTTACAGGTTCTCGAAGACTCAATCTCGCTTGACGACCTTAGCTACGATGAGCAAGGCTTCGAGAAGAAAGCTCGTGCCTACGCTGAGTCCTTGCTTCTTGCTGTCGCTACTGAGCAAGCTACTGCTGCAATGCTGTCGTCTTCTGCCTTCGCCGACGTGGAGCGCGCGTACGACTTCGCATCGCAATGGGCAAAGGATTACAGCTACGAGCTTGTGCGCGGAATCAACGAGACCACGAGAAAGCGGCTCAGCGAGCTGTTCACTCGCGCGCGCGCTGAAGGCTGGACGCGCGAGATGCTGATTGACCGCATAGCGCGTATGTTCGGTCCGCAGCGTGCCGAGATGATTGCCACGACAGAGATCACACGTGCCTACGCTCAGGGAACTGACATCGCGCGGCAGATACTCGACGAGTCCGGCGTATCGCTCGTTCATGTGTGGCGCACTGCTGCTGACGAGCGCGTGTGCCCGATCTGCGCGCCGCGCGATGGGCACGAGCAGGGCGACGGGTGGGACGAGCTTCCGCCAGCCCATGTGAGCTGCCGGTGTTGGACGACGCTAGAGCAACCGAGGAGACGCCGCAGATGAGCAACACCATCGTTCGCTTGAAGCTGCCGCGTGTGTTTCGCGGTCAACTGGACCTTACGCCAGCGCTGTTGTTTCTGGGCTACAAGCTGCGCGATGCCGTAAACGTGTATCCTCCGCGTGCCCCGGGGATGCGCATTCGCTGGCGGAGCGAGCGCCAGCGCAGGTACGTGCTGGCTAACGTCAAGTTGCCTTATCGTCGAACGGGTTGGCTGGCCAAGCAATGGTTCGTCACGCCAACCAGCAACGCGCAGGTAGTCGTGCGCAACAAAGCGCGCTACGCTGCGTTTGTGGTCGGCAAGGCGCAGCAGCCGTTCCACAGAGACAGGGGCTGGAAACGCACGGACGAGGAAGCAAGTAAACTGGTTTACAATCGCGCTGTGATGCGTGAGTTCTCGCGCATCATCGAACGGGAGCTGCGAAGATGAGATTTACCCTTGACACTGACCTTCCTGTAATCGAACGTGGCGAGTGGGACGGGGACGCCGCGCGCGAACGAATCCTGGATTGGGCAGGATACGAGACTGACGCCGAAGAGGATATGCGCAATGAAGCGCTTGAGCGCGCCTCGCGCTTGTTCCTCTTCCGCCGTGATGAATCTGCGACAAAAGACGACTTGGTAGCTCCGTGCGGCGATATCGTGAATGGCGATCCGCGACTAGTCACATCCGGCATGCGCTTTGCGCTAGCCGCTGTGAACGGTGCGCGTGGGGGAATTGACGCGCCGGAGGAGCTGCTCGCTCAGGCGCGCCGCGCGCTCGAAGAGCTTTTGGGCCGGCAGGAACAAGAGACAGAGACGCGCTCGTTTGCCGTGAAGGTGTACGAGAGCGAAGGAAAGCTCTACGCCGAAGGCTACGCGGTCGTGTTCGGCGGGCGCGACCTGCACGGCGAGTACTTCACACACAAGACCGACTTTGGCTCGGAGTTGCTCGGCTTGAGAAATCCACCGCTCCTTTACGAGCACGGCATTCATCCTCAGGTCGGTTTGAAGGTGATCGGGCGCGTCACAGAGACGAAACCAGACGACATCGGCCTACTTGTGCGCGCTGAGCTAGATCGCCACAGCGAGTACATCGAGCTCGTGCGCCAGTTGGCCGAGCAAGGCGCGCTTGGTATGAGCACTGGCGCGCCCGGCCACCTTGTCTCTCGCAAGAGCACAGGCGAGATTGAGCGTTGGCCTATCGTTGAGGTATCGCTGACGCCGACGCCGGCTGAGCCGCGAACGCTCGGTGTTGAGATTGTGGAGGCTATTCGCTCGATTGCGCTTCCAGAGGCCAAGCCGCCGGCGGTTGTCACCGCTGATGAAGGCAAGGCGGATGCGAAGAAGAGCGTAGCGAGGGAGACTAGCATGTTTGTTACCGAAACCAAGACCGCAACCTTGCGCGACTTCATGAGCGCCGTCGCGCGCAAGGACGTAGAAGCAATTAAGGCGCTAGGCACAGGGCAAGGCCCGTCGGGGGGCTACCTTGTGCCGGAGACGTTGCTCCCCGACTTGCTGACCGCTGTGAGCGCGCAGTCCATTGTGCTGCCGCGCGCGTTCGTAACTGATGCGCCTGGCACGGTTCGCCAGCCGGTTGTGGACTTGAGCAAAGGCGCATCTGGTGTGTTTGCGTGGTATGGCGGGATTAAGTTCACGTGGGTAGGCGAGAACAGCGCTATCGCAGAGACAGAGCCGGCCTTCAAGCAATACACGCTTCGCGCGCTGACGATGGCTGGCATCGTGCGCGTGAGCAATCGCCTGCTGGCTAGCACCACGTTCGATGCGCAGCTGCGCCGGATGCTCGCCGAGAGCGCGTCGGATTACCTTGACCACTACTTCATTCGCGGTTCTGGTGCAGGCGAGCCGCTCGGCGTGCTGAACGCGCAGGCGCTTGTAAGCGTGGCGCGCGACACCGCCAACCAGTTCAAGCCAGTTGACGCAGCGCGAATGCTGGAGCGGCTGATGCCGGGTTCGCTCGGTCGTGCTGTGTGGCTGATTCACCCGACCGTGTTACCGCAGCTTGTTCAGTTCACTGTGGGCAACACCCCGGTGTGGCAGCCGAACTGGCAGCAGGGCATTGCTGGCACGCTAATGGGCATTCCGGTCATCCTGACGGAGAAGGTCAACCCACTTGGCACCGCCGGAGACGTGCTGCTGGCCGACTTCTCGATGTACGCCGTGCAGCTTGTGCGCGATATTGAGATTGCCGCGAGCGCGGATGCCTACTTCGAGTTCGACCAGACGGCATACCGCTTGACGGTTTACGCCGACGGCACGCCGCGCGTGGTGGACAAGGCGCGGTATATCGGAACGAACGTAGAAGTTAGCCCGTTCGTAAGGCTACAGTAGGAGGGTGACATGAAGCCGACCGACTTTCTGAACATCGCTGGCCGTCTGCCAGCGCAGCAGATCACCGGCGCAACGAACACGACCAGCGTGGACAT